GTGGTATCAAGAACCGTAATGGTCGTATGTACCCAGTAGAAACCCTTGCCAAGGAAGTAGAACGTTACAACGAATCCTACGTCAAGTCTGGTCGTGCTCTTGGTGAACTAGGTCACCCAGATGGTCCACAGATCAACCTTGATCGTGTCTCACACGTAATCACCAGTCTTCGCCAAGAGGGTCTGAACTGGATCGGTAAGGCAAAGTTGACAGATACTCCTATGGGTAACACTGCCAAGGGTCTCATTGAGTCAGGTGTTCGTCTAGGCGTTTCGTCTCGTGGTATGGGATCACTGCGTCTCAATAAAGAAGGTATCAACGAAGTTCAGGGTGATTTCCACCTAGCAACTGCTGCTGATATCGTTGCCGATCCTTCGGCTCCTGATGCATTCGTCAACGGCATCATGGAAGGTGTTGAATGGATCTGGGAAAACAGCATGCTGGTTGCTCACAAATCTAAGATGCAGATCGAATCGTCTGTTAGATCACGCACCTTCGAAGAACGTAAACTGCAGATCTTTGAGAAATTTCTCCACGAAATTTCCAAATCTTAATCCAATATAAATAAATAAAATTCACAAGGAGTGTACAATGTCAGATAAGGATAATATCGAAATGGAAGAGTCTGCAGGTTCAGAAACACTGAAGCCAGGTGCAGGTTCGTCCACCGTTGAAAAGCTTGCGACCTTCACATCACTACTAGCTCAGCTTAAGGGTGACGATCTTTCTCACTTCCTTAATGATGCGCTTGCACAGATCGGCAAGGAAGCAGACCTAACACCTTCAGCAACCGCTCCTGGTGGTAAGCCAGCTCTCGGCCAGATGCCACGTGCAACTCTGGGTGCTGTCAAGGAAGACATCAGCGCAATGTTCGCTGGTGAAGATCTTACAGAAGAATTCAAGGAAGGTGCATCAACACTTTTCGAAGCGGCTCTTACAGCTCGCATGAATCTTGAAACCCTTCGTCTTGAAGAAGAATTTGCTGAAGCACTTTCTGAAGAAGTCGATGGTGTCAAGGAAGAAATGACAACCAAGATCGATCAGTATCTTGACTATGTTGTTGAACAGTGGATCGAAGAAAACAAGCTCGCGATTGAAACATCGCTTCGTGCACAGATTGCAGAGAACTTCATGGATGGTCTCTATAATCTATTCGCCGAATCATACATCACCGTTCCAGAAGATCGTGTTGATGTTCTCGGTGAACTTCATGCACATATCGAAGAACTCGAAGCAAAGCTTGATGAGTCGATCAATACACAACTTGAGCTTCAGTCAGTAATCGACGAAGCAACACAAGAAGCTACATTTGACGAAGTCAGCGAAGGTCTTGCTGCAACCCAGGTTGAAAAACTTCGTACACTTGCAGAAGGCATTGACTTCAACGATGTTGAAACATATGCCAGAAAGCTTAATATCATCAAGGACAAGTACTTCACCGAAGGTAAGAAGGTTGTCTCGACGGGTGTTATTACTGAAGAAGCAGAAGAACTAACTGAACAGGTTGCTCCGGTACCTGCTCATATGGCTCACTATGCTGCAGCTATTTCAAGAACTGTAAAATAATAAATAAAATACCAAACCAAGATACCAAAGGGTAAAAGGAGAATACAATGTTAGCTGAGGAAGTCCAAAATAAGTGGAAGCCCGTTCTGGAGCACGCCGATCTGCCTACGATCGAAACTGCCCACAGACGTGCTGTCACCGCACAAATTCTAGAAAACACTGAAAACGCTCTGCGCGAAGACATGCAGAACGGTGTTTCACAGCAGCTTCTTGGCGAATCGCCAGTGAACGTTGCTGGTGGCGTTTCAAACTTTGATCCAGTACTTATCTCGCTGGTTCGCCGTTCGATGCCAAATCTGATCGCATACGATATCTGCGGCGTTCAGCCAATGACTGGTCCAACTGGTCTTATCTTCGCAATGCGTTCGAAGTATGCTAACTCAAGCGCGCTTGGTGCTGAAGCATTCTACAACGAAGCAAACACAGGTCACTCGTCACGCCTCGGCGCTGGTGTTGATGCTGCTAATACTGGTGCTGCTACTGCAACATCGGTTGGTGCCAACACTGTTGGTACTGCTCCTGGTTCATCAAACAATGCTGGTAACTCAACGTACAACTACACGATGGGTCTTCTGCTTGGAACAGGCGAACTGCTTGGTTCGAACAGCACCTACATCTTCCCAGAAATGGGCTTCAGCATCGAAAAGGTTACCGTATCTGCAAAGACACGTGCCCTCAAGGCTGAATATTCGCTTGAACTTGCACAGGATCTGAAGGCAATTCACGGTCTTGATGCTGAAACAGAACTCAGCAACATCCTCTCGGGTGAAATCCTTGCTGAAATCAACCGCGAAGTTGTTCGCTCGATCATCATCACTGCCGAGCGCGGTGCTGCTGACGGTACAACAACTGCTGGTATCTTCGATCTTGATACCGATTCAAACGGCCGTTGGTCAGTTGAAAAGTTTAAGGGTCTTCTGTTCCAGATCGAACGCGAATGCAACCAGATTGCTAAGCAGACACGTCGTGGTAAGGGTAACATCATCATCTGCTCGTCAGATGTTGCTTCAGCTCTTCAGATGGCTGGTGTTCTGGATTATGCTCCAGCGCTTAACAGCAACAACCTAAACGTTGATGATACTGGCAACACCTTCGCTGGTGTTCTCAACGGTCGTATCAAGGTTTATATCGATCCATATGCAGGCACCAACTTCTTGGTTGTTGGCTACAAGGGTTCGAATGCCTTTGATGCAGGTCTGTTCTACTGCCCATACGTTCCGCTTCAGATGGTTCGTGCTGTTGATCCTAACAGCTTCCAGCCAAAGATCGGCTTCAAGACACGTTACGGCATGGCACCGAATCCATTCGCTAAGGGTACAACTGCAGCCGATACGACTGCAACTCTTGAGCAGGATTCGAACAAGTACTATCGTCGCGTTCTTGTTAACAACCTTATGTAATAAGAGTTGGTTAACCAACCACAAACTGAGGGAGGGGGATCGAAAGGTCTCCCTCCTTTTTTTATGTACAATATAAATAAACTGTGTTATAATGATCATATCAGCTTTAAGGTAATACTATAGTGGTTAAGTCAACAAACCCCAATTTCCTATCACCACTCAGTTACAAGTTCGTGTTGGCTCGTACTCCCAATCTGAACTTTAACGTACAGACGGTTCGTCTACCTGGTATGACTCTGTCATCAACAGAGACTGCCACGCCGTTTGTTTCTATTCCTAATTCTGGTAAGATTACATATTCACCACTGACTATAACATTCCGTGTGGCCGAGGATATGACCGACTATCTTGAGATCCATAACTGGATGAAGGGTCTTGGTTCTCCTACTGATTTCACCGGATATGCCAATCTACAAAACAGTTCCGCTGGACTATACTCTGATGCAACTCTTGTCATCAACAACAGTCGCCGCCTTGGAAATATCTCGGCAAAGTTTATTCAGTTGTTCCCTATCGATATCTCGGATCTACAGTTTACTACCATGGACGTTGACGTAAACTATATTGAATGTACAGTAGATTTCCGCTTCCTAAGCTACGAAATAGGTGTACTTAATTCATAATTCGTGATATAAAGGTTATTATGAAGATAGATGATATATACGTACAGTGGGAGCAAGACTCCCACATCGACCGTTCAGAACTCGGTAACGAGGCACTGAATATCCCCAAACTCCATCACAAGTACTTCAAGATCTTTACGAATGAACGTCTAGTTCTTCGTAAGTATGAAGCTGAATTTAAACAACTGAAGCTTGCCAAGAACGAGTTCTTTACCATGGGTCCTACCGAGGCAACTCATGCCAAGGGCTGGAAGCTTCCACCTCAGGGCAAAATCATCCGTTCAGACGTGAATAACTATATAGAGGCGGATCAAGAGGTGATTAATATGTCGTTGCGTATTGGTGTCCAACAAGAAAAGATCGAGCTTCTAGAATCGATCATTAAATCCCTGACAGGCCGCGGCTTCAATATCAAAGCGGCGATTGAATGGGAAAAGTTCAAGGTAGGTATCTGATGTATTTTTATCAAGCACAATGGTGGGATGATGGCAATCAGTTTGGAAAATTGCGACAAACTCGTGAAGAAGCCATTGCCGATCTGGCTGCTATGGGTTGTCCGGTAGACGAACTAGTCGACACTGGTTTACATGTGCCAATGTATGATCCTGGTATGGGATACGGCATTGCAGTCACTAGAGTTTAAGAATGGCAGATGTCCACCTAAAATTTATTAATAGTGTACACATAAAGGTATGTGCAGATCCGTCAACCATTATGGAGTTGTCGGATCAATTAACATTCTACGCCGATAACTATAAGTGGCATCCCAAGTACAAGGCCAGGATGTGGGATGGTAAGATACGGTTAGTGAATAACCTATCTGGTACAGTATATGCCGGCATGGCACAGAGAATCAAGAAGTTCTGTGATGCACGTGGATACACACTGACTTTTGATGATGAACTAGTATATGCCAACGTATCTGAACATGAATTAACTGAATTCATCAAAACTCTAAACATCCCTGAGAAGTATCAGATCCGTGACTATCAGTTCAAGGCAATTATAAAATGTATTAGATCCGGTCGTAGAACACTAGTAAGTCCTACGTCATCTGGTAAGTCTCTCATGATCTACATTGTTATGAGATGGTATCAACAACACAAAGGCCTAATCATCGTTAACAATGT